AGAATTTGTTAACATCGCTTTTTTTGTACGACATGTCGATTAACAAAGTCCAAAATGGAAGTATATATTGTCAACTGTATAGAGAAACACAAGCACATTATATAGCTATAGTGTCATAAAATGTGAAAGCTTGTCAGTTCTCTTTTGTGTATAGCGTGAATACAATAGAAACAAGAAAAAAGATAGGAGAAAACTAAATGAAAAAATTACTTATCGCAAAGCTTTTACTTATTAATGTGATCCTCCCCACCGCTGCGGCTGGAATTTGTAAATTAAGCCTCCTAACAAATTAGATCCTGCACATGCTTCAATCGTTTTAAAACACCTTCCAAACCCGGATGGACCGAATCAAATATACTCAAGTAAACAAAAAATAGCAATTAAGCTTGATCAGAGAATATGAACTAACTTTTAAATCCCAAAACAGCATAGAAGAAACATCGAAAAAAAATCAAAGAATTTTTTGATAAGACATTTTAACAAAACTAATACGTTCTCAGTAACCTTTTACCTAGATAGCGAAAAGCGCTTGGACAATTTAAGCTTATTACTAAACTCATACTACCAGGAATTACTACAAAAAATGAATACTATTAGAATATATAACTTTGAGCTTACTCATTAGGATGCTAAATATTTTCTATATGAATCATCTAGTCTCCAAAAGGAATTCCCTGATTTACAAGTAATAATAGTAATTTAAAGATAGATTCAAATGCAAATGATGAAAACGATAGAAACATTACATAGATACAAAACCGCGCAAAACGATAAACTGAAATTTAGATTTATTATTTTTGATTGTGAGAAATATTTTGAATATTATATTCTTAAAAAATTATTATAAAGTTTAATTCATCGCTTGGGAAGAAACTGCATTCTACATAGTTTCTATCCTATTGATTTTTTTGACAAAAACAAACTTTTATTTTAATTAATATTATTGATTGACTTTAAAACATCATAAATGTAATTGCTTCCACGTGAAATCAAAATGCCTGTCAAGATGTTGCCAAAATAGGGAATAGACGATTTTAAATCCAGATATTCGGGTAAATCTAATTTATATGCAACTGCGATTAAAATCCCGAAAACTATACTAAAAAATATACTAAAGGGAAAATCTCCATATACTAAAAACTCTTTAAAGTATGTAATTAAGCTCTCGGTCAAAACTGCAAAACTTATCATTTGTACGATTTTATCATTCATTTTTTTACCTCTTTTATTTCGGTATTTTTAAGATTTGCCCGGCGTAAATAGTGTCCACTTTTAGATTGTTAAAGCTTTTTATTTCTTGGTATCTTGTGCCATTTCCTAAATATTTTCGTGCTAAGTTCCAAAGGGCATCACCTTTTTGTACCTGATACTCAAAATAATTTTTAGAATTGTTAGTTTCCAACACAAAGCCGTTTAATCCCTTGTTTTTCATTATTTCGGGATAGTTTTTATAGGAAATATTGAGATCTACATTACCATTTATTCCTTTTATCTTTCCTGTTGAAGAATGCTGCCAAATGCCACACGAATACGAAGGACTATCTACTCCCCATTCGGCAAGCCATAAATCAAAAGCTTTTAAAAGCTCATTTGCATATAAATAATTATCAAGCCAGTTTTTATTCGTGTAAATCATAGCATAGTAACCGTTCTTTTCAATCTCTTCACAAAACGCTTTGCAAATGTCTGTCCTTTGGCGATTACTTAGCTTTAACATTTCTTTATCTTCAAAGTCAAAAACAACTGGATATTCTAACTGATAGTTTTCAATATTTTCTAAGCAAAACTGTGCTTCATTTATTGCGTCCTCTAGGCTATCTGCATATGAATAATGATATACGCCTATTTTTATTCCTGCATTCCTGGCTTCATTTATGTTTTCCTTAAACTTTTTGTCGATCTGAGTAGGAGAATTTTTACCCCATCCTTCCCGAATTATGGCAAAATCTATATCTTCATTTTTTACCTTTTGCCAATCAATTTCACCTTGCCATTTGCTAACATCAATTCCTTTAAATTCCATTTTAAAAACTCCTTTCAATATAAGTCTCAAAATGTATATTTTTTGCTCTCTAAAAGTAAATTTAATATGTTTCTTTCCATTTAGTTCTTAAATGCGCGCATCAATTTTATACTTTAAGCTTTGCCTCAGCCAATAAGAGATCGTTAAAAATATTAGTTTTAAACCTCTTGCTTAAACGTCACTTTAGATATTTTAAAAGCCATAGCACCTATTTCACTATACGCATCCTAGATGAGGCTCTCGCCATTATCCTTTATTCATAGCACCTTTAAATAAGTAGTATATCTCTATAGCTTTTTTACTCTATTAACAACAACTGGCCATCGGCCTTAATACTATCTCGCAAGCATTAATTCGAATAAGCTTTTTGGAGTTATATGATTTACAAAAATGTAAATAGATTTACTTTAGATAAATCAAATCAAAAATTGTTTTATAATTTCCAAATTCATGTTTTTATATTATATTCCATGCTATTCAATTCTCCACAGGACGTTTATGTATGCCACTTGGCCTTAATATTATGAACAATATTGTTTCAACTATTTTTACTAAACTTTATTTTTTGAATATAAAATATCTCCTACTAAATATTTATTCAATATATTCGCCTTCTTTATAGTTATAATATTTTATAAGTATATTTTTAAATATACTTTCTATTGGTTCTAAAGATGAATATAACTTATTATTTATAATATACTTTAATATATATTTTATAATATTATTATATTCATCTTTATAAATTAGATTATTATCATTAAGATATAATGGCATATCATAATTCATATTATAAAAATCATGTAATGTTAAATTTTTTATTTCTTTATAATATTTTGAATTAAATATTCCATTACATATATCTTTATAATATTTTTGCATTATAATATACTGTAAATTTAATTCCATAATACCACCAAAATTAATTATTATTAAAATCTTTATACATTTTACTTTTTATTATTTCTTTTGCTCCTTGGTATTTGCCATTATATGTAATAGATGGCTCACCCTCTATTGTATTATATGATATCTGGCAAATTTCCATTCCTGGATATATATATAAAGGTTGAATAACAGATAATTCCAAAGTCCAATAACCTTTAAATCCTATATCTCCAAATCCAGCATCTACAGATGCAGTTAATCCTAATCTTCCTGTAGAAGATCTACCATCTAATAACGGTACTAAATTATGAGTTTCAGTATACTCCATTGTTTTACAAAGATATACTCTATTAGGTAATAATAAATAACCATCATTAGACATATAATATTCGTTACATTGATTATTCATTTTACAATCTAAAACATCAGATGTATAAATACAAATTTTATTATCTAATCTTAAATTGTATGAATTTGGATTTAATTGATTTACATTAAATGGTTCTATAATTATATCTTTTCCTAATCTGTTTTGTATTTCTTTTCCTGTTAATATTGACATTTTTATTCTCCTTTTATTAATTTACTGAGGAGATTACTTCTCCTCAGTATTTTTATTAAATGTACATAACTTTCTTTTATTAAAAGTACAAAGTTTTATTTTTTCTTTATTTTCATTATTATCGTCTTCAGGAACTTCAGATTCTATATATTGTTTATAGTTTTCCATAAAGAACATATCATATGCAGAAGCTTTTGTTTTTCTATACGTTAATGGGTTATATAAAATTCTATTAATATCTTCAAATGATAATCCTATTGTTATAGACGGATTCTCTTTTAAAGCTTTCTCTAATGTAACAATTTCATAACTAGCATTTGAATATAACCAATTAGGTTTATTCAATGGATCAGTTATATCACGTATTTGATTAGACAAAATAATTTCTATATGCACTGAATTTATATTAATTCCACCTTCAATTAATACTTTTATTAATTGAATTAATAATAAGTCTTTATCATTGTTACATTCCTCTATTTTCTTTGTTTTATTTATATATCCTTTAATATTATCAAGAATAACAGATAATTCATTATTATGAATAGTTATTGTAAATAATGGAATTTCTAATAATTCATTCATATCTATTAAAACAATACTATCTTTACTATTAGAATATTCTCTTATAACTTCATTTAATTCTATGGTTATAAATAGCATATCTGAATCTTCCGAATATATTTTTAATACTTCCCCATTAGGAGATATTATCTCAAAATCAAATATATATTCAACATCATCGTCTTCATCTAAATTAATATTATCTAAGTTTATAGATAATTTATAATCAGTTAAATCAATATTATTAGATAATATAATTTGATTATAGTCTAATTTAAAGAACTTGTTAAAATTTGATGACCATTTGAATGGAACTATATTAGCTTCTAATAGATGTTTAGCAGACAACATTCGTTGAGTTACTTGGCTTGATAATATTTCAGCAGCCATTTTACCTATATTAATATCTTTATTTAAATATGCTAAATCACCATAACATTTATAGCATATACCATTACCATTAGCATGTGATGCACATGTTATAGGTGATCTTAATAATATTTCTTTACCTATAATATCTTTACTATCGGATGTTATTTTAAATTCAATACCATCTTCATAAAATCTAAAATATCTATTTTCAAATTTAGTTAACATATTTTCATCTTCTATTGTAATTTTAACAAAGTTTTTTGTATGACAATCATAAGTTGAATCGTGATGTATATGTGTATTTATATTATTAAGTCCTAATATTCTTGCAAAATGTCCACTATTTCCAGTATTGTTATCTACTATAATTTGGGCAATTCTTGATGCACCACATTCTGTAAGATAATAATCTTCTGTATTAACACCTCCCATAAGAAAGCTATTATTTATAATTGTATCATATATTTGACCAAATCCATTTGGTTTAGGTCCTATATTAATATAACACTCTCTATATTGTTTTACATTCATTCCTTCTTGAGATTTAAAAAATGGTCTACCCCAATGATCAGAATTTTTAATATATCCAATAAGTTTATTAGTTAATTCCATTCCTACATGTTTAACATCTTCTATTGGAATGGTACTTAAATCTGTATGATATAAGTCATATAATTCTGGATATTTATTTATAAGATTTATATCATCTTCTAAATTTATTGTATTACATAAATAAAAACTAAATTGATCTATATCATTAAATTTAACTAAACAATCATCTATAATATTATTTAATAATATATTAGGATATTTAGTTATATTATTTTTTAAGAATTTTTCATCTATATAATTTTTAATACTTCTTTTTGTTATAGCTTCATTAAAGAATATGTCATTTGGTCTAATAGGAATATTAATACTGCATAATAATTTCCACATTATTAAATTAACGTGATAATCTACGATATTTAAATCTATTACAATATCACCAAAATTAATTTTAATAAAAGATTTTATTTCTGTTAATTTTTCTATATAGTCTTTCATTATGTTTAATATAGAAGTATAATGATAATCAAGAGATTCATTATTAATATCAATAGAATTAATCAGAATATCATGATTATTTAATAAGTCTACATATATTCCATAATTATCTGGATATAGTATTTTCATTTTTGCATTCCCCTTTTCATTTTATAAAATTTTATAGTTAAAGAAATATATTTCTTTAACTTATTTATTTTTTATATTTATCCTCCTTTCATATATATATAATATATAAATATTTTTAAGATTAAAAATAGAAGATGCTATATAAATAAGCATCTTCTATTTAATAATATAAAGTATATTATTTAGTTACATAATGAATAATTAATTATCTTATCATCATAGGATTTACTTTAGCTGTTTTAACCCATTCTTTTTGACTTACCTTGGCAGCTCTAGCAGCTTGAGTTGCATACTTAGCATTAATTTGATCAAGAAGATCTCTTTCTTTTTCTCTATTTATTGCTAGTTTAGTAAATAATGGATCATTTTTTTCTTTGGCTATATGTAAAGCAGCCATTCCTATACGACGTTCAAGATCATCACTTTTAGAAAGTCTTACTAGAGTTCTTTTATTAAAAATACCTTTTTCTTGAAGAATAGTACATTCATCAGATTCTAGCCATGCTTTTCTATCAGAGTCATTCATTCTACTTACTTCATCATATATAAATGCTTCTAATAATTCATCCTGACTTTTTAATTCATCTTCAATAAATGTGCTTTCATTTTTAAAATTAAATATCATAATAAGTATTCCTCCTTTTAGAATATATTCTATATTTACATTTTATTTTGTAAATTATTTAAATGTTACATTTCTTAAATACTAACTCTTTGGTATTTATGATATATTTTAGCCCATAATTAACTATTATATAAATAAAATTTAAAGGAGGAATTTATTAAAATGACTAAAGAATTAGATAAATTTAAGATAATAAATAAGTATAAAGATGTTTGTTCTAGGATATTGAGATTAAATTTTCCAGTATTAAGTGAATATGAGATTAATGAGGTATTAGATTATTCATTAAATAAAAGAATTAAAAATGAAAAAGCTATTATAAATAATAATTATAAAAACATAAATCTTGATACTACTATATTAGAATTATCAGAATATATATATTCTAGACAACCAATCATAACTTCTAGAGGAGTAATGTTCTCTAGACATGATAGTAATATAATTAATCCTATAAGTAATATGCTTGCTAATTTTATGGCTGAAAGAGATGAATATAAAGATGAAATGTTTAAATATTCAAAAGGAAGTGAATTGTTTGAAAAATATAATTTATTTCAATTACTTAGTAAATTAGACTCAAATGCATTATACGGAGCTATAGGTCAAAGTAGTTGTATTTATTTTAATATACACGTAGCATCATCCATCACCACTCAAGGAAGATCATGTATATCTGCTGCTGGTCTTCAATTTGAAATGTTTTTAAATAATAATGTAGATTTTGCATCATTAACAGAAATAGTAACTTTTATAGATAATGTAGTTAATGACAAATATAAATATGATTGTAGTATGTTTATAGATAGAGATATTACAATATGTGAATGTTGTTATAAACTTATGTCTACTTGTGGATTTGGATATATTCCTACTAAAGAAGATATAGATAATGTAATGATTATATTATCTAATGTAGGACAAGAAAACATAAATAGATTATATTATAAAAATAATTTATTTGAATTTATGAATAATAAAGTTATGCAAAATTGTATAATAAACATATTATCTAAATTAGAGACTCCATATATAAATCCTAATAAAGTACCAAAAGAAATATCAGTAGAATTAAATGAATTTATAAATATATTAAAAGAATTTGTATATTATCCATTTCAGATTATTGATAGAATAGGAAAGTTTTCTAATATGATGCGTTCTAATGTAGCTACTACAGATACTGATTCATGTATTATTAGCTTAGATGGATGGTATAGATATGTATTATCTAAAATAGAAAATATAGACATGAAAGTAAAACATATGCATATTGATAATATCGTTAAATTTATAGAAAAAGATGAATTTGGAGATTTTATAGAAAAACAAAAATTATGTACATTTAATGATAATCCATTAGATTATGATTTTTATAATGATGAAATTATAGAATTAGAAAGAACTATAAATTTATTTTCGTTTATACCACAAGATAGTTTAAGATATTCTATTATAAATATAATGGCATATGCATTAACCATTATAGTAAATGATTATATGTATAAATATTGTTGTGCATCTAATTCTATGGATGATACACATACTAAATGCTTAATATACCTTAATTTTAGGGCTGTGTTATAGTAATATAGCATAGAAATCTCTTCTAATTGCTGGAAAATCCTAAAGCCTAACCCACCACAACGTAATCTATAAAGATAAGCGTGATGGTTGTCGAAAGACGGAAAAAAGTGGTTAGGATTATCTATGGAGAAATTCTAAGGATAAATAGTAATGGACAATCAGCAGCCAAGATACTATTATATAATAATAGTATAAGGTTCAACGACTATCGAAAACACATATATACGTAATATATATATGGAAGTGAGTAGAGTAATATTCAAGTGAATATGAAATGGAGAGCATCTTATATATAATTAATATATAATAAGATGAAGATATAGTCTACTCTCTATAGAAATATAGAGAAGTTCATAAGAGAACTGCAAGTAAGTAGCGATTACTTGTGAATATAAAGGAAAAAATGAATTTCTTTTTAAAAGAGCATTATTAACAAGTGGTAAGAAAAATTATGCTTCTATACAAGAACTTCAAGAAGGAAATGTAGTAGGTAATAAACTTGATATAAAAGGATTGCCTATGAATAAGAGTGGAGTTAATAAAGCTACACAAGATAGACTAAAAGAAATATTATATGAAGATATTTTAAATGTAGATAAAGTTGATCAATTAAGAATTATAAAGAAACTTGCTATATTTGAACATGAAATATTTGATTCTTTAATGAAAGGTGATAAGACTTTTTATAAACCAGTAACAATAAAATCATTAAACTCATATAAAGATCCGATGAGAGTATTTGGAATGAAAGGATGTATAGTATGGAACGAAATTAGAGATGATTATATGGAAGCAATAGATTTAGAAGGAAGAAACGAATTAGATGTAGTAAAGATACAAATTAATATGAACTCTATAGATAAACTAAAAGAAATAGTACCAGATAAAGTTGATATAATTTTAAATATATTAAATAAAAAAGAATTTAAAGGATCTATAGAAAATATATGCATTCCCAAAGAAGAAAGGGTTCCAGAATGGTTAGTTAATTTTATAGATTATACTACTATTATAAATGATAATTTATCTAATATGACATTAGAGCCTATAGGAATATATAGAGGAAATGATCATATAAATTATACTAATATAATAAGCATTTAAAATAATAAATAATAGAGGATACTCATTATCGAGTATCCTCGTTTATTTTTATATCATATACATATATGGTACATTCTTATTAGATGGAGATACATACCCATCTTGTAATACACCTATATATTCTTCTCTTCTCTCTGCAATACTCTGTATGTCTCCTAACTTAATATCTATATTACCAAATACTGTTTCTAAATTATCATAATATTTTAATTCTCCATATAGGAAAGTAGCTATATCAGCCATAGCAAGATTTTCAAATGCCATCATTTTAGTAGGTTCTATAGTTGCTAGTGAATCACTATGTTCTATAAATAATTCTACTTCAAATTGTTCCATATGTCTTACTACATCATTATTTACTGAATTGGTTACTCTAAGCATATGAGGATCTTTATATTCTACAAATATACCATTATTTACTAAAGATATTAAATCAGCCGATGCTTGAGCTAATCCTATATCTTCAATATTATACGTATTAGTAAAGAAATCATATTGTCCATATGCTGTATATGCATTATTAGCACTATTTACATCTGAAGAAAATACAAAATCTACTACACCTAATATTTTTATATCTCCAGGAATAATATCTTCATCTATCATATAACAATTTAATTTAGGATTATAATCTCTTTTAGGTACTACCATATAAGATATTTTATGTGGAAAAAATTGACTATATAATGGTATAGTCATTATTTTTATTATATTAGCCCATTTATCTTTTTTACAATTATCTGGAAGATTTAATGGTCTAGTTCCTAATCTTATTTCTATTCTATTTATTAAATTAGTCATATTATTAGAAATCATATAATCGCATCTCCTTTATATATTATATTCATTTTTAATTAAATTATGTATAAATAATTGTCCTTTACCTGTTACTAATGTAATAGGTATTATTTGATTATTAATAATATTTTCTTTTACTTGAAAATATTCCTCGTTAATATATTTTTGATATGGTATATTATTTTTCATTAAAATCTTTTTATTTCTAAGAAATTCAAATAATCTAGTTCTACCTATATATGTATCATCATTATATAATAATTTAGCCATGATATTCATATCTATCAATCCATCTATGTTATATACTTGATTAGCAAAATTAACTAATGGTTTTTGTTGTTCTATTTGTTGAGACATTATTTTATTTCTTTCTTGTTCATATAATAATTGGTTGGCTATGTTTATAAGAAAATATGGATCATTTACTATAGCTCTTGCTGTTTCTGGTGTCATATAAGCTCCATGTTTTCTTATAGATGGTAATACTTCACTAGTAACCCAATGTTGAAATTTTTGTGCTGATGGTAATTTACTAGAAAATATAAGACTATACAATCCAGACTCATTTATAATAATCATATTTCTATTTTGACCTGACCCGTTAATTTTACTGGTCAGCTTATCATTACAATTAACATAATTTCTAATAGCTTGATTTGTATCTTTATATCCTAGTGCTAGTGCTATATCTTTACCAACAAACCATGGTTCTCCATTAATCATTATAGATCTAATAGAACCAAACTCTGGATTATTAAATATAGTAATATTATTCTGATTATTATTCATTATAGATTGTTGTGTATCCATTTTGCATCTTCTCCTTTATATATTATAAAATTTTATTATTATGTAAATTATGTTTTAATATTTATTAAATTTAAACAATATAGTAAATCAATTAGAGAAAGGAACTGATATAAATGAATACAATATCATATCATGTCATACGTAAAAGAAAAAATTGTAATAATTATTGTAATGATCCTTATATTAATATTAATACTTTAATAGAAGGAGTATACACTTCTAATTATAATACATATAATATAGAAGAAGTATTTAAAAATTGGAAGTCATTAGATTCAGATAGTAATATAGCATTTAATAAAGTATTTAATATATTTAAAGAGATATGTAATAATGTATCTAATAAATCATTATCTAATAATGTATTAAATCTATTTAAAGAAAATGTATTATATAAAGTTAATGATTCTAAAAAAGTAAAAAACATCATAGAGAGTTGTAATATAAAAGATAATGATATATATAAATCATTATTAGAAAATATTAATGATATAATAATAATGGATAGAATTATTAAAAATGAAAAATCTTTAAATAAGAAATTAAATATGAATGTATTTTTTAAAGAAGCAAATCTTTTATATGAAGATACTATAGAAAATGCAATATTTGAAGCATGTGATAAAATTAATTCTCTTCCAATAAAATTTGGTACTAAATATACAGTAGGTATAGAGAATATAAAAAATTATTTAGATAATATTTCTCATACTGAATATAGTAATAGTAGAATATTAGAAACGGTTACTGATTACTTTTTATTTAATATTAATTCTGATGAAAATTTAAAGTCTATAATAAATATTATAGAAAATACTAAATCATATTCAAGCAATGACAAACAAAGATTTAATTTTTTAAATGAAGAATATATTATAGAATCAGATAATAAAACAGAAAAACAAGCACGAAACATGTTAGACAATTTTAAAAAGAAAGTAAATAAAGAACCAAGTACATTAAAGACTATCATATCTTCTTTATATACTAAATCTCCTAATATGGTTATAGATGAATTACCAAATATATTTTCTGTATTAAGAAATATTATTCTAATAGGCGGTACATTTACTATTAGTGCTCCATTAGGAATACTTACATTTATTGTAGATAAATTTATATCTATGAAATTAAAAAGAGAAAAAGCAGAAAAAATGTTAACTAAATTTAAAGCAGAAAAAAAGAAAATGAAAACTAAATTAAATTCTACAGAGAAAGAAGAACAAAAGAAAAAATTAGAAGAGTATATAAAGAAACTTGATACTTGCATAGATAAGCTTACTGAATATAGAGATTCATTATATTCAGAAAGAGAGAATAATGAAAGAGAAATAGAGATTGATGATGACGACGATTCATTTGATGATGATTTTAATTTTGATGACTTTAAATTTGAATCATTAATTAATATTAATAATAATGAAAAAGATCGTATATCATTAGAAGAATATTATTCTAAATATCATAACTTATTATGTAAATCATTATCTATGAATAGAAAAATATTAAATGAAAGATTAAGGCATAATAAATATGCCACTATTATAGAATCTACAGAAATAGATAATATATATAATAGAAATATAAGTATAGATAATTTTATAGCTAAAGATAAAATTACTATTCCTATAGCAATTATAAACGCTACTTCAATAAGAGAACAAAGTGATATAAATAGTTTATATAATTCTTTAGATAATATTAAAAATATGGTAAATAGATGTATGCATAAGTCATTTTCTATTATAGAAGACAGTGATATATTATACTTAACATTAGATCATAAAATAAAACATTCTATAATTAATGAAGTTAATAATAATGTAATATATAGACCAGATTTAATTAATATGTCTATATTATCAGAAGGAATAGATAATATTAATAATATAATAGAATCTATAAATAATTCTTATGAATATACAAATGATATGTGCAAATATATTAGTGAGATGGATTCAAAAAATATAAAAGATATTAATTATTTATGTAATTATAGTATTGTAATAAATACTAATTTAATAAGAGATACTATAACCAATATTAGAGATAATAATAGATCTACTAATAATTTATCAGAGTCTACTTATTTAAATTCTATATTAGAACAAAAATTTACTAATAATATAAATACATTAGATGATTTATATTATCAATCTATAATAGAATCTACTATTCCTAATACACTACAAGTATTAAATGAATTATCATTAACTAATAGCTTAAAATTAGCAAGAGAAAAACTTAAAAATACTTTTGAAAAATTAACTGATAAAGAAAAGATAGTATCTAAAAGATTAGATGATTCTATAGAAAATTTTAAACGTAAAGTAGAAGTATCGTTAACTAATAAAAATAGAGAATCAGTAATAAAATCTAGTATATTACCATCTGCTTCTACTTGTTTTAAGATAATATTAGGTGCTGGAGTTATAGGATATTTTGTTAGTCCATTTATTGCTATAGTAGGAGTATTAGGTGGTTTAGCAGTATCTAAAGCTGGTAATATTAAAGAAAGGCAAATGATATTAGATGAAATCAATATACAAATAGAATTAATAGATAAAAAGAAACAAATAGCAGAAAATAATAATGATGTAAAATCATTAGAAGCATTGATGCAAATGGAAGCTAAATTAAAAAGAGAAAGACAAAGGATTAAGTATAAACTTAAAGACTATAGTGTTCTTCCTATTGATTCTAAATAAAAGAAAGGTGTTGATAAAATGATTTTTATAAATAGAGGATCTATATTAGAAGCAGATAAAGATGATAATCAAAATAAAAATAACCAAAATGATGATGAGCATGATATAGAAGAACAGCCTAGTGCAGATTATGGAGTAGAAGATGATAGTATAGATGATTCTGGTAATAGTAAGCAAGAAACAGAAGATACTACAGATAATCAAAATGATGATGAGCATGATACAGAAGAACAACCTAGTGCAGATTATAATTCTGATGATAATGAAGATAATAATGAGCAAGAAACAGAAGATACTACAAATAATCAAAATGATGAGTCATCTGATTACAATATAGATGATGAAGTTCAACAAGATAATATAGATGATACTCAAGATGATGTACCAGCTAATTATGATGCTAATGATGATAGTGGAGATCAACAAGATAATACAGAAGATAATAATAGTGAAGATAATATAGATAATAATGAAAATAATCAATCTACGCAAGATTCAGAATTAAGTTCTGTTGATGAAGATATTATGTCTGGGTTATCAGATGAACAAAAAGCATTAAAATCTATAGAATTAAAAAATAGATATTTAGAATTATATAATACTACAGAATTAATAATACAAAGAATAGATACTATATCAAGATCTAAAGATAATATTAAAATTTTATATTTTCTAATTCAAAAACTTCAAGAATTAAAAAAGAACTCATACGATTATATAATAGATGTATATGATACAAAATCATTCATAGAAAATATAGTTCAATATCAACAATATCTTGCTGTATTAAATACAGTTAATCAAGTACTTATTGAGTTAAATCCTAATAAAGATGATGATAATAAAAATGAAAATAATTAATATTTTTATAATTTACTTATGATGGAGCTTTAAGTTACATTTATAATGATAAACATAATATTAAATAATTATTTAATAAATAATTAAAATTTTAAAATAATGAAAGGAGATTTATATTATGCCTATTATTGGAGAAAGATCAATAAATAAAAATAATAAATACTCTTCTAAACTTAATGCACTAGCAGCTGAGTTTAGAAATAAAGCCAATTCAATTCTTAAAGAACAGAAACTTGATATTTTTCAAGAATCTGCTAAAGTAATGATGGATACTATTAGTAATGATACAATAAAGAATTTCTTTGTAGAAAATTCTTATGATCCTGAAGAACTTACAGCAGATGAGATTAATGATCATATTGAAATGATGGAAGAATTGTATAAAAACGATAGAGAGTCAGTAATGGAATATGCAGCAATGCAGACTATGAATCCTGTTATTGGAATGACATTCCCTATTCATAAAAATATTCTTATGAATTGTATTTTTGATAAAGGAGCTATTCCTAAAGCTGTAGCTAAAACTCCTAAATTTACAGAGTCTTTGGAAACTAGATATCTTGTAAGTCCAGATGGAGAAAAGATTGATATTTATAAAGAACAAAGAAAAATTAAACCTATTATTGATAATTCAAATCCTTTTAATATTGTAGAAGTTTCACTTCCTTTTGCTGGAATGTGTGATGGTACTAATAGTACAGCAACCATTACAAATGAAGCTACTGGAGCAACTGTACCATTTTCTCCAAGTAATACTAATCCTGAAAATCCATTTGGTGCATTTCTTGGTGCATTGGATAATTTAGATATTTCTACATATATTGCTGAAGTTCATTTTCCTAATAAGAGTGCTTATGTATATGCAGAATCTGATATTATGGATACTTCTGGTACAGATCCTGTAGTAAAAATTCCAACGGGTTCTATTTATCTTTATGGTACAGGAGATACTACAGTAGAAACTGATGCTGATGGTGTATGGCTTAAAACAGATATTACATTTGGACCATCATATGGAGAATATGATAGAACCTTTGTACAACCTGTAAAAGATGCTGCTGGTAGAGAACTTGCAGTTCTTACAGGAACAATGAAAGATAATGTTATTACAGTAACAGAGATTAAACATCATGCAGCAGAAACTATTGGAACAGATACAGTAGCAGCATCTATTCCAGATAAGATTAGAATTAAAGCAAGAAAAGATCCTTCAAATGGACTTCTTAGAACTCCTACGGTTAAATGGGATGTAAGAACTGATATTATTGAAATTCCAAATGCTAATCCTATCAACGTTCCAATTTCTCCTGAAGAGGTTAAAGATATTTCTGCACTCTATCAGATTAATCAGCTTGATAAAATTATGAGTATGATTAATCTTGTTCTTGAAAATTATAAAGACGATACAATTAAAGTTGGTTTGGATAAATCTTTTGCACATATGGCTCCAGATCAGAAAGTATATGCTGAATTTGATTTCGCTCCTAAAGGTGGATACCTTAGTGATCATATTGATTGGAGACGCAATACATTTATGGATGCATTTGATACTTATGTAACAGATCTTCTTACAGTATTGAATGACCAGAATGTAACAATTACTGTATTTGGTAGACCTGATATCATTAGAAAGATCACTCCTACTGAATATACTTATACTAGTCCAAGCAATATTGGACCAATAGAACTTGAATTTTCTAAAACTATTGTTACTTCTGATAGAAGAATTTATAACTTTATTTCAGCACAGAAACTTCAGGCTCTTATTGAAAAGGCTACTGGAAGACAAGTAACTAATAATGAGCTTATCATAATTCTTAAACCTAGAAATACTGATAGATTTATTTATAGAATTTATGATTATCAGATGTATGTTTCTAATGAAATTAGAAATCCAGCTTTGTATACACTTCCATCAGTACATGCATTTGAAAGATTTAAATTCTGTGAGTATCAACCTGTTCAGGGTAGAGTGAAAGTTCTTAATCCTACTGGTCTTAGAGAAGGCGATACTGATGCTTCTGTATATAATGAGAGATCTACTATTGGCACTACAAGATATGGACTTGTTGGATTGAATTAATTATTTATAATATTTATAAGTCTATGGCTATATAAGTCATAGACTTATATTTTTATTTAAGGAGGAATGAAAATGTATCGTAATAATAAATATAATTTTGAAGATATGGAATATATTATATTAGATATAAAAGCCAATCCTAGTGCTCAGAATTTAAAAAATCTGCAAGTAGAATTAAATAAATATTATAGAGATTCTATATGCAGACAAGTATTATATACAAATAATACAGATAAATTATTTTTTGGAATGTGTGTTATGCCAGTAATTAATGGTGACTCTGCTGTTGATATTATTATTAGTAATAAACCAATTAAGATAAGTGAATATTATCTAGAAATAGATTCTAGATTATTTGATCCATTATTGAATTTAACTTCTAAAGAAATAGTTGCTATAATATTACATGAAGTTGGGCATCTTATAAATGACTCTACTCCTGTTGATGAATTAAGAAAATATATAGATGCATATTTATCCACTACAAATGACAGTTTAACTTTAAGTGATTCTGAGCATTATAAATATATATTAGCAGTAGGAATTAAAGATTCATTAAGAAAATTAACTTCTATATTTATTAGATCTGATGAAGAAACAATGGCAGATTTTAATGCTGTTACAAATGGATATGGAGAACATCTAGAAAAAGCATTAAATAAGATACGATCGAGAACAAGTCAATTAAATAAAAATGTATCAAATAAATTAATAGTTCTTCAATGGACTTTAAGATTATATAAAGATGTAAAATTTAAACGTATATCAGCATTGCATACAATAGAAAGATGTAAAAAAGCAACTCCATCTAAATTGCAAGCAAATGATATGGATACTATAGCAAATAGTTTAAGACAAATAGATGATGCAGCTTTAATAAAAGAAGATTGTAGATTATTTAATGAGAAATTTACTTTATTTCAAAACTTTAAAAGAAAAGGAATTAGATCATTTGAAGATGATTTATATGAATATAATATTAGATATAAAACTTCTGATTTAGAAGTAGATGCTTTAGTATTATTAAGACAAATAAATTCTAGAATTTCTATAATAGAAGATTATTTAAATACTGAAGAAGATTTAAGTGATAAAGAAAAAGAAAGAACTGAAAAACTATTAGCAGATTTTATGGAACTAAGATCTAAATTATCAGAAAAGGATATTTGTAAATATAAATATAATTCATTATGGGTACAAACTCCTGATATTAAAGTTAGAAATACTATAATATAATTTATTAAGGTATACTATATTATATATAGTATACCTATATTCTTTATCTAATATATAATATAATTATATATTATATTTATGTATATATTACATATATACATATAATAATATAATACTAATATATAAAGGAGGTCTTTATAATGAATAA